TTCAAGACCATTCTTGTGCGGCAACGGATTGCAGAAATTGCAACCTATAAAGCCTATCAAGAAGGCCCCTTGGATGTGGCAGCTCGAACAAAGGCATACGTCAACGAGTATGCTAAGTATATCGATCCAAACACTGGTCAGATCAAAGATGCTGGTCTCCAAAAGTATGCGGAGATTGGCACCTATCAGAACGATCCAGGAAAGGGCCTGAATCACCTCTCGGCTGCTCTCGACAATCTTCCGTATATTGGACCTGCTGGTCGCCTTGCGATTCCATTTATTCGTACCCCAGCAAACATCTTTGCATACCAACTTGAGCATCTGCCACTGACGGCTAAGTTCTCAAAGCAGTATCAGGATGCAATGGCTTCCGGTGATCCATTGTTGATTGCTGAATACGAAGGGCGTCAGGCCGTGGGGACAATGATTGTAGCAGCTGTTGCGCCTATGGCATGGAATGAGATGTTTACGGGCAACATTCCAATTGACTCAAAGGAACGTCAGCGGTGGCAGAAGCTAGGCATTCAGGCTCGTTCTGTCAAGATTGGGGGTCAGTACATCTCGTATAATGCTCTGGAACCTCTTTCCAATATCATTGCTGCTGTTGCGGATATTATAGCGGTTTTCAAGGTAGGCGGTGCTGATCTTGGCGAACGACTTCTTGGACAACTTGTCCTGGCTTTTGCAGCAAGCTTTACCGAAAAGAGTTACTTTTCTGGTTTGGCTGCTCTTGGTGAGTTTCTAACCCCTGAAAACTGGACCTCCACTACGGCCATGAAGGGCCTCCTTAGCATGGCCAATAACCAAACACCCCTTGCTGGGGCTCGTAGGGCATTGTCGAACAGCATGAATCCGTATATGCGGGAATACAGCAATGAGTTCGAACGCCTTCTGAATGTAGCTCTTCCTGGCTATGCTGTGACTCGTCCAGAAGTCATTGATGTGCTTACGGGTAAACCACTCCGCAACCCAAATGGTGGGCTTTGGAATGCCAACGTCCCCTTCGAAGTGAGCCCTGAAAACAAGGATCCTGTGGCTAAATTCCTTATGGAGATTGAATTTGCCTGGAAAGACAGTCTGGATAAGGCCCCAAATGGCCGCCCCATGACTGCGGAACAGAAGCAATTCATTCGCAAGGAGATGTACCGCAACGGACTTCGCAGGGACATTGATAACCTCCGCAAACTGGATTGGGTTAAGGAGGACCTTACCAAATGGAAGAACCGCAACAAGGGTGCCATGAGTGACTACACTCGTGATACTCCGCTGGTCAATGATGAGGTCAAGAAGCTTTGGGATGATTCCAAGCGTCGAGCCTTTGAAAAACTAGAGCTGGAAGATGCGGTGATTGCGGAACAGAACCGTAAAATTCGTGCTGCCCAGTATCAAACCCAACAGGGCAACTACAGCCCCGATCAACCCAAGGATTTCAGCACCGCTGATGTTGAAGGGTTGAACAGAGTCTATCAGGACATCATGAACTTCAAGTAAACCATGGCTGTTACTCAGAACACCTATACGGGGAATGGGTCTACCACGATCTATTCCCTGTCCTTTTCCTACCTGGATAAGGCCGATGTCAAGGTTACGGTTAACAACGTACTCGTAACCAACTACATCTTTGCCACCGCTTCATCCATTCAGTTCTCGACGCCCCCTTCTGCTGGGGCTGCCATTCGAATCTATCGGGACACCGATACGGATCAGACAAAGGCCACCTTCTTTGCTGGTTCAGCCATCAAGGCCAAGGATCTGAATTCTAACTTTACTCAGACCCTTTACGCCGTTCAAGAGATTGCCTTTAGTGCCCTCAGCAAGATTGGGGATACCATGCAAGGTATTCTCAACATGGGTGGGTTCAGGATTACCAACCTTGGGACGCCCGCTGCTGATGCTGATGGTGCCACCAAGAAGTACGTGGATGACCGCTATGGTGATCTGGAGATTCCTGGTGTTACTCGGTGGCGGAAGACTGCTACTGCCGGTCAGACAACCTTTTCGGGTGGTGGAGACTACGGTGGGACTCTTGCCTACTCCGCCAGCAGGGAAACGGTCTATGTCAATGGTGCCCTTCAGCAGCGCAACGTAGACTACACAGCAGACAACGGAACCAGCATTGTCTTCACTCCAGCCCTTGTTCTTGGGGATGTGGTGGATGTTCACTGTGTCAATAACGCTGCTGGTATTACCACCGATCAGGCCAGTGGAGTCTATTGGGCGCAGAGCGGTACTGGTGCGGTTACTAGGACTGTTGATTCCAAGCTTAAGGACGTGGTGTCCGTTAAGGATTTTGGAGCGGTGGGAGATGGGACAACCAACGATACAGCGGCGATTCAAGCGGCTATCAACTATGCACTAAGTCTTGCTCAATACTATTCGCCTTACACCCCGACTGTCACCATTACAGTTCAATTCCCGGCTGGTATTTATGTTGTAGCAGGCAATCTAACCGTTCCTACGCCTCCCGTTGTTCTGCAATTAGAAGCCATCGGCAGAGCAACCATTTTGCACACTGGGACTGGCGCTTGCCTAACTGTTGGCAACGGCAATAGTTACGGCATCATGCCGATGAGAATTAAAGGCCTACACTTTAAGAGAAATAGCGTTGCAGCAGGATCAGTTGGCCTCAAGTTAGACATTGTATCTAATGGATACTACGAAGACTTGGGCTTCGACGACTTTGAGACTGCGATTTATGCACTAGGTTGCATTAACTGTGTCTTTGACTTCAAAAGGCATGGCATTGTCGGTGGAACCACTGGGATCCTGATGGAAACCAAGGTTGGATCAACTGGTGGTCTTAGATTTGACGCCAACCTTACTCTGATTGCAAATTGCATGTTCCAGGGGAACATAGCAAACGCCA